AATAAAAAAACTGCTACTTGCGCCAACAAGTAACAGAAAAGTATTTAAGAAATAAAATTCAAGTTAAATATAAAACGAAAAACGGAGGAAGTCAAGATGTATTACGAAATAGGCGATGTATGTCAGAAGGTAATTAATGTAGACGGATTTGATTTTAAATTAGCAGTTAAGAAGAAGGACCACAGCATTCTGGTGAATATCTTAGATTTAGAAGATAAGTTTATCGACGGCATAAACATAACTAATGAGAACGATCTATACACAGCATTAGACATATTAAATCAATCTATTTACGAATGGATTGAAGAAAACGCAGATGATTATGACAGACTAATTAACTTAGTCATGAAATGGTAGGAGGTTGCTATGAAGCAGACTGTAACTTATATCATTCGTCATAGGGATATGCCAATTTATATAACTAACAAACCAACTGATAACAATTCAGATATTAGTTACTCCACAAATAGAAATAGAGCTAGGGAGTTTAACGGTATGGAAGAAGCGAGTATCAATATGGATTATCACAAAGCAATCAAGAAAACAGTGACAGAAACAATTGAGTACGAGGAGGTAGAACATGACTGAACAAACTAATCAAGATGTCGATATTTTAACGCAACTAGATGTAAAAGACATCAGCAAACAAAATGCAAACAAGTTTTATAAATTTGCGATATACGGCAAGTTCGGTACTGGTAAAACTACGTTTTTAACAAAAGATAACAATGCCTTAGTACTAGATATAAATGAGGACGGAACAACGGTAACAGAAGATGGGGCAGTTGTGCAGATTAAGAATTATAAGCATTTTAGTGCAGTGGTTAAAATGTTGCCTAAAATTATTGAACAACTAAGAGAAAACGGAAAACAAATTGATGTTGTAGTGATTGAAACAATCCAAAAGCTACGTGATATCACTATGGACGACATCATGGACGGAAAATTAAAGAAACCAACATTTAATGAATGGGGCGAGTGTGCTTCACGCATTGTAAGTATTTATCGTTATATTTCTAAATTACAAGAACATTATCAATTCCATCTTGCTATAAGTGGACACGAGGGAATTAACAAAGACAAAGATGATGAGGGTAGCACTATCAATCCAACAATCACGATAGAGGCACAAGATCAAATAAAAAAAGCGGTCATCAGTCAATCTGATGTGTTAGCAAGAATGACAATAGAAGAACATGAGCAAGACGGCGAAAAAGCTTATCAATATGTTCTTAACGCTGAACCATCAAACTTATTCGAGACAAAGATAAGACACTCAAGCAACATTAAAATTAACAACAAACGTTTCATTAATCCAAGTATTAACGACGTAGTACAAGCAATCAGAAATGGAAACTAATAAAAAAACTAAAAAGGACGGTATTTAATTATGAAAATCACAGGACAAGCGCAATTTACTAAAGAAACAAATCAAGAAAAGTTTTATAACGGCTCAGCAGGGTTTCAAGCTGGAGAATTCACAGTGAAAGTTAAAAATATTGAATTCAATGATAGAGAAAATAGATATTTCACAATCGTATTTGAAAATGATGAGGGCAAACAATATAAACATAATCAATTTGTACCGCCGTATAAATATGATTTCCAAGAAAAACAATTGATTGAATTAGTTACTCGATTAGGTATTAAGTTAAATCTTCCTAGCTTAGATTTTGATACCAATGATCTTATTGGTAAGTTTTGTCACTTGGTATTGAAATGGAAATTCAATGAAGATGAAGGTAAGTATTTTACGGATTTTTCATTTATTAAACCTTACAAAAAGGGCGATGATGTTGTTAACAAACCTATTCCGAAGACAGATAAGCAAAAAGCTGAAGAAAATAACGGGGCACAACAACAAACATCAATGTCTCAACAAAGCAATCCATTTGAAAGCAGTGGCCAATTTGGATATGACGACCAAGATTTAGCGTTTTAAGGTGTGGTTTAAATGCAATACATTACAAGATACCAGAAAGACAATGACGGCACTTATTCCGTCGTTGCTACTGGTGTTGAACTTGAACAAAGTCACATTGACTTACTAGAAAACGGATATCCACTAAAAGCAGAAGTAGAGGTTCCGGATAATAAAAAACTATCTATAGAACAACGCAAAAAAATATTCGCAATGTGTAGAGATATAGAACTTCACTGGGGAGAACCGGTGGAATCAACTAGAAAATTATTACAAACAGAATTGGAAATTATGAAAGGTTATGAAGAAATCAGTCTGCGCGACTGTTCTATGAAAGTTGCAAGGGAGTTAATAGAACTGATTATAGCGTTTATGTTTCATCATCAAATACCTATGAGTGTAGAAACGAGTAAGTTGTTAAGCGAAGATAAAGCACTATTGTATTGGGCTACAATCAACCGCAACTGTGTAATATGCGGAAAGCCTCACGCTGACCTAGCACATTATGAAGCAGTAGGTAGAGGCATGAACAGAAACAAGATGAATCACTACGACAAACATGTATTAGCGTTATGTCGCGAACATCACAACGAGCAACATCAGATGGGTGTTAAGTCATTTGATGATAAATATCACTTGCATGACTCGTGGATAAAAGTTGATGGAAGATTAAACAAAATGTTGAAAGGAGAGAAAAATGAATGAATAGACTAAGAGTAATAAAAATAGCACTCCTAATCGTCATCTTGGCGGAAGAGATTAGGAATGTTAGAAATTATAAAAAAGCTGTAGGAAAACCATTTTCTAGATATTAAAAACAACATTTGGCAAATGCTTTGCCAAAAGAGGTAATTTCAATGTACCCCTTGTCATACTCAATACAGGCAGGTTTTACAATTGTATAAACTTCATTGATAGATAAATTATAGTAACGAGATATATTTTCTATACCAAAATGATTAATCATATTAAAAACATCACGAACTTTTTTGTAAGTTTCTTTTTCATATTTTTGAATATAATTATTGATTATTTTGGGATCATCAAAACTTTCATAAAGATTTTCATTAGTATAAGAATTTAGACCTATGTCAATTTTTAATAAACCAATTCTTTCTAAATTATTTAATGAAATTTCTGTTGAATTTAAATCGATTGGTGAATTAGAAATAATACTATCTGACAAAAAGTCGCCTACCTTACTATTGTCTCGTATATATTTGTATCTTACAGCCGGAATAACTTTTTGATTGCATAGAAATTTAAACAATATTGCATCTTTAGGTGACATTTGTTTAATAAGCTCAACAAAAGAGTGATGTACGTCATTTGTTTTGCGATTGTCCATTGCAGATGCAATTAAATTAGAGAAAAGATCTCTTATTACTCTTTCGCTAATATAAAATTTAGAACTTTCAATAGCGGGTCCAATTATTGAAAGTTCAGGTTCTTGTAGATTATTATCAGGTATCTTTTTTACCTTAGATTCAATATTAGCTTTAAAGTCAGTCAAGTCTAATTCTCGTTTATATTGTATTTTAGCAACCCAGTTATGATATCCACCAAAAATTAAATCCCAAGTAGAATTTAATGTTTTGATAGGTCCATCTGCAGCACCTTGAATAATTTTATCAATACCTTTACCTAAAATAGGATCCATAATTATTCACCCCCAATCTAACGCAGTAGCGATAACAAAATTATACCAGAAAGGAGAATCAACATGACTGACCAACCAAGTTACTACTCAATAATTACAGCAAATGTCAGATACGATAACCGACTTACTGACAGCGAAAAGTTACTTTTTGCAGAAATAACATCTTTAAGTAACAAATACGGATACTGCACAGCAAGTAATGGTTACTTTGCAACTTTATACAACGTTGTTAAGGAAACTATATCTCGTAGAATTTCGAACCTTACCAACTTTGGTTATCTAAAAATCGAAATTATCAAAGAAGGTAATGAAGTTAAACAAAGGAAGATGTACCCCTTGACGCAAACGTCAATACCTATTGACGCAAAAATCAATACCCCTATTGATAATTCTGTCAATACCCCTATTGACGCAAATGTCAAAGAGAATATTACAAGTATTAATAATACAAGTAATAACAATATAAATAGAATAGATATATTGTCGGGCAACCCGACACGCATCCCATACAAAGAGATTATTGATTATCTAAACGAAAAGACCGGCAAGAAGTTTAGTCATAAATCTAAAGCTAATCAAAAACTGATACAAGCTAGATTTAATGAAGATAATTCAAAAGAAGATTTCTTTACAGTAATTGATAACATGACTGCTCAATGGAAAGGTAATCCGAAAATGGATGAGTATTTGCGACCTAAAACGTTATTTAGTGGAAACTTTGATAATTATAAAAACCAAACAGCGAAAATTAATAACGAATCTAATCAATATGTAGATGCATTCCAGCGTGCATCACAATCAAGTATAGAAAATTTACCATTTTAAAGGAGTGAGAAAGTGGAGTCATTCCAGAACTTAGCAAAGAAACCAACTTTAAAAAAGCAAATCATTGAACAAGCGTTTGATTTGAAATGTGAGAACTGTGGACGTAAGTACGACTATTACAAATTTGATGACGGTTCAGAATTCAAACATGGTTGTGACTGCGAAATGATAGAGTATGCCAAACAATCAACTGAAAACTATCACAAGAGAAACAGGCGGAGAAAAGCAGAACGCATATTCAAGCAATCGATAATGAACGAAGATCTAACGAAAGCAACGTTTGATAATTACAATCCGACTAATGAACAACTAGTGTATGCAAAAAACTTATGCGAACGTTACGCAAACAATTTCACGTTAGACAATAAACAATCGCTACTAATCCAAGGTTCATTCGGTACAGGTAAATCACACTTATCAATGAGTATTGTTAAATCAGTTAAAGCTAAAGGCTACACAGTGTTATATATGAACGTACCTCAATTGATATCAACAATTAAAAACACTTATAACAACCAAACTGCTATGACCGAACAGGAATTGGCTCAAATTATAAGTGATGTCGATTTGATGGTATTCGATGATTACGGTATCAACATGAATGAATTCGCTACTAGCAAGATGTTCGAGCTTATTGAAAGTAGGATAGGCAAACACAACATCTTTACTACTAACTTAGATGAGAAAGAAATGACAAAAAACAAAGACTTACAACGTATATTCAGCAGAATCATGAGCAATACAACACTAATCAAGATGGACGGTCAAGATTACAGAACTAGAGGTTTAAAACTATGATTACCAAAGAATTTTTAAAAACTAAACTTGAGTGTTCAGATATGTACGCTCAGAAACTCATAGACGAGGCGCAGGGCGATGAAAATAGGTTGTACGACCTATTTATCCAAAAACTTGCAGAACGTCATACACGCCCCGCTATCGTCGAATATTAAGGAGTGTTAAAAATGCCGAAAGAAAAATATTACTTATACCGAGAAGATGGCACAGAAGATATTAAGGTCATCAAGTATAAAGACAACGTAAATGAGGTTTATTCGCTCACAGGAGCCCATTTCAGCGACGAAAAGAAAATTATGACTGATAGAGACCTAAAACGATTTAAAGGCGCTCACGGGCTTCTATATGAGCAAGAACTAGGATTACAAGCGACGATATTTGATATTTAGAGGTGGACGATGAGTAAATACAACGCTAAGAAAGTTGAGTACAAAGGAATTGTATTTGATAGCAAAGTAGAGTGTGAATATTACCAATATTTAGAAAGTAATATGAATGGCACTAATTATGATCATATCGAAATACAACCGAAATTCGAATTATTACCAAAACTAGATAAACAACGAAAGATTGAATATATTGCAGACTTCGCGTTATATCTCGATGGCAAACTGATTGAAGTTATCGACATTAAAGGTATGCCAACCGAAGTAGCAAAACTTAAAGCTAAGATTTTCAGACATAAATACAGAAACATAAAACTCAATTGGATATGTAAAGTGCCTAAGTATACAGGTAAAACATGGATTACGTACGAGGAATTAATTAAAGCAAGACGAGAACGCAAAAGAGAAATGAAGTGATCTAATGCAACAACAAGCATATATAAATGCAACGATTGATATAAGGATACCTACAGAAGTTGAATATCAGCATTTTGATGATGTGGATAAAGAAAAAGAAGCGCTGGCAGATTACTTATATAACAATCCTGACGAAATACTAGAGTATGACAATTTAAAAATTAGAAACGTAAATGTAGAGGTGGAATAAATGGGCAGTGTTGTAATCATTAATAATAAACCATATAAATTTAACAATTTTGAAAAAGAAATAATGGCAAAGCGTGGGATAAATGCTGGAATTGTTTCTAAACGTGTTAGAGGTTGTTGGGAGTTTTCAGAAGCTTTAGACGCGCCTTATGGCATGCACCTAAAAGAATATAGAGAAATGAAACAAATGGAAAAGATTAAACAAGCGAGACTCGAACGTGAATTGGAAAGAGAGCGAAAGAAAGAGGCTGAGCTACGTAAGAAGAAGCCACATTTGTTTAATGTACCTCAAAAACATTCACGTGATCCGTACTGGTTCGATGTCACTTATAACCAAATGTTCAAGAAATGGAGTGAAGCATAATGAGCATAATCAGTAAC